ATGACATTCTATAACACAGATCTACAATATCGTGTAACTCTGGATACCAAATTGAATTTATTTATCGTTTTCGATAAAAAAGATGCGAATCATTTTGCGACTGGAATTACGATCGAGCAAGCTGTACAAGAATTGAAAAAAACTGCATAAGGAGTTTATCCAAATGAAGGATACCGATTCGTACTGAAAGCACCTCGCTAAGGAAATAATTAGCTAGGTGCTTTCTTGTTTTTTGGCTCGCTTTTATCTTTTTCAGTATCCGTTTCTTGCTTTTGACCGCTTTGCTGTTCATCTAGCTGTAAGATTTCATCAACAGATCCTTGCGTAATAAATTTGCTCAATCCCTGTGCCGCAACTTTTGTGTAACGCATAAAGTAATCTTTTTCTTCAAAATCCATCTTCTTCCCTCCTACTGATACAACTGTACTTTCAGTTCGTTTACCAGCGATTTCACCAGTAATTCTTGAGCATCACTTCTTTAATACATATGAATGATCCATTAATAGCATACACGTTACAGTTGTCAAATCATTCTTTTCCTCTGTTCATGAAAAGACAAATCTGTTTTCTGATTCCAGACATAGTACTATTAACTTTAGGAAACTGTTTTATTAGGGGGGATGCTTATGGCTACATTTTTCGCTGGTTTGTTTTTTATCGGTTTGATTGGTTTCATTTTTGGCATTATCTTATTTTATATTGGGTTGATAACTCAAAAAAACAAACGAGATCGGAATGTTTTGATCATTGTCGCTTCGGCTTTTTTCACCTTGTTTTCTTACGGTGGATTGTCCTTCTACCAAGATGTGACGTCTTTCGATAGCATCACTGCGCAATTAAGCCCTTCATTACGTAACGAAGCAAGAAAAAATGAATCCTTTGTCGATGCCGCTGCTTCCATGGAACAACCACAAGGAGAACAAACAGCTGGCAATAACGAAGCAAGTAGCGCGCAACAAGAAGAACCCGCAAACAACGAGCAACATACACCTCAACTTTCTCGTGAAGAAAGAAATGCACTGAATCGTGCAGAAAGATACTTATCCAGCAATGCGTTTTCTCAATCACGTTTAAAACGCCAACTACTCTATGAAGATTTTTCTGAGAGCGCCGCAGACTTTGCCGTAGCCACCGTGAATGCCGATTGGAATGAGCAAGCATTGAAAAGAGCGCTTCGCTACTCGCAAAATTTATCCTTATCAGATGAGCGTGTGGCGAACCAACTTTCCTATGAAGGCTTTACTTCTGAACAAATTGAATACGCCTTAACACGTTTGACCGATTGATTCTTTTCGTTTGTTGCAGGACCACAAGCAAAAAAGATATCGGCAAGTTGACGGAACAATTATGCTGTTTTCTAGACCGAGTGTAGGTTAATCGCCTTTCAGATGGTTATCGATCAACCTCGGCAGTCAATTATCTTTCTCTGCCCATAACAAACAAAAAAGCCTATCTCGAAAGATAGGCTAAACGCTTCAAAGCGTTGGTATAAGGAGAGTACAAGCCTAAAACCCCCATTAATATCATTGATTTAGAAGCTTATTTTCAAGATTAATGCAAAATTGGTGCAAAATATTTTTTTTCGCTTTATTGGTTTTCTTCCTTTACAAAAAGAACAAACGTTCGTATAATTCTTGCGAGGAGTGATTGATATGCAAATACCACTTGCGCACCAACGGACATATGCTTTTGAACGCTACTACTATGAGTTTATAGAAAGAATGGGTCCAGCGCACCTGCTATATGAACAGTTTGCTATGACTATGCAAAATTTTGGTAAGCCGTACTTTACCGTCCCCGTCAGTTATAGCGGATATTCGGAAGAACTGGCGTTTGTATTCAAGATCGATGGCGAAGATTATTTATTCGATCATGTTAGGACACAAGACAAGATACTTCGAAGATATGATTCTAGTATTAAGTATAAGCCCGGCGGTAACTAAGATGAATTTAATAACCATGTATGAGCAAGGCTACCTATCTCTCTCTGAGTTTATAAATGATTTTCCGGACAGTATTTCTGAGTCACAGGAAGACTTATACGGCGCAAAATGTGTCGATTTTTATGTTGCGGTCACACTAGGTAAAACGGATTGTCGCTATTATGTACAAGCTTATGGAGGCGATTGTTATGAAATCGATGAAAGGTGTAGTTTCGAAGATACGAGTACTGAAGATGAGCAAGACCCCTTTGGTGCGGTTTTCGCTTAATGAAGTTAACTGCTTGATTGCTGCACACAGTTTGAACTTCTTAGCCGATGTGGATGAGGGAATGCAGATTGTCGTTGCTGGTGAGTATAATGATCGTAAGCAGTTTGTTGTGAAGAAGTATTCGGTGATTGGTAAAACGAAGATTATGATTGAATTTGAAAATATCAATATTCGATAAGCGTTATACTTTGTTTTTTGAGTGAATTACTATATGATAATTATTATGATGACGGAACATAGTTCCACTTGCACGGCATATGAGAATATGCTGTGCTTTTTTTGTAAAAAAATAACCACTCCCGGGGAGGAGTGGCACAATTAGATGAAAAAGTTTTTTATAAGGTGATTTGATTGTATTAACTATTTCCGAATCTTTCAAACCATTTGCTCAAAAATAACCCACCCTCAAGGAGAGTGGGCCTGAAAAAAGATATAAAATGAAATAGCCCCGGTTAAGGCTATGATTCCATTCTACAAGAACTTAGTTTTTATTTCAACAAAAAATCCACCCTAGTTATGATAGAGTGGATCTCGAAAGAGTAAACGAAAAATAAACATTTTGGGTATGAGACTACGATACATCTTTTATTAATCAAACTCAACCAATTTATGACGATTTTCTAATCAATAATATCTATTACATTGAAATAATGCTAAAATAAAAAAATCGAAGAGTACTAGGCACACTTCCCCAAGCTTTACCGCCTAATACTCCTCGTAGAGTATTGCACGCACCTAATAATCTAAAGGATAAACTTGGATACTGCAAGTAAATTAACTTTTGAATACAATAAAAAAGCTTCCCTGCTCTTAAATGAGTAAGGAAGCTTTTTACGTTCTCTTTCTGTTCGCATGTGTAAAATATTATACTCTTATTGTCAGTGTTACAGCAAATGAAAGAGAGGAGAGAACTAATGACAGTTACCAAGGATAAATTGAATTTTATGGAAGAGGAGTCAATCTCAGCGATTGTAAATATCTGGCATACAGGTAAAATACCGGAGGATTCCGATCAAATAAAAAATCTACTCCTTACATTTTCGAAAGAAAAATATTATCAATTGACTGATCAAATGAACTTAGATGAAAATGACAAAGAACTTTTTTACTGGTTAGTGGGCTCTATCAAACTTCATGTCGTTCTAGTTTCAGATTTAGATAATCCTGCAATGGTCGAAATCTTTGCTGAGAAAAGTGATAAGGATGATGTTGTTTTTCATGATTGCATTGACGCTACAAAAGATTACTCTGTTTCTAAGTTAAGTGGTACAGAAATGAAACGATATTTGATTTCTAATAATATTATAAAAGACATATCATCACAAAATTTAATTTCTTCCACCATAAACAGTAGCAGTCGAAATTTGAAATCTATTATTTCTAGATGGGTAAAAAGTGAATATGAAAAAGTAGATCATTTTATTAAGCCCACAATTGAAAGTATCAACTTTGACAAAGCTTTAATTAGAGCTAGGAAATACAATTTAGAAAACATGTTCGAAGCAATCAATAATCAACAATTCAAGGCCGAATTACAAGAATGCATTTACTCATATGAACATGAAAAGTGGTTTGTCTGTGCAGCTGGTCTAGGAGGCGTGCTCGAACACTTGCTCTACTTGATTCTTGAAAAAAACAGTATACTCGATAAACAGTTTCCAGATAATGCAACATATAATGATTACATTGGTTATATGAGTAGAAAACCTATTTCAATCAGGAAAAGAGAAAAAACTATGATAAAAAATATTTTTAACATAAGAAACAGTGTTTCCCACTTCAACCAAGGTTTCACATCTAAAGACCAATGTAATTATCTAATGAACGGGATTAAAGATGTTTTCAACAACTATTATGTCAAGGATTTTAATATTAGTGATAAATGATTCATTATTTAATAATCGGTCTATAAAAACCCGCCTTAGCGGGCTTTTTATTTACCATGGTTTTCCTTTTGTTTTTAGGTTCTGCTTGATCTTCTTGGCCAATGCAGACGGATTCGTGATTTCCTTATCCTTGGTAGTACCTGCTTTGCTTTGCATACTACCAATAGTTTCTGGCCCCATGTTTCTATCGACTGTAAGACCCAGATCATTTTGAATAGCTGCCACTAGATCACTACCACCAGTACCAAAGGTGATACCGATGATTCCTGCATTCCAAGCGCCTTTAATTTGACCAGAGATAATACCATCTACTGTTTTCAGACTGTAGTACCTTTGCAGGTATTTGTTTAGATCAGTATCCCATTTATCATTTACAGTGATATTGGCAAATGGATTGGTTGATACTTGACTGCTTGAAGAGCCTTTTAACAACTCAGTGACTTTCGCTTGTACTGCATCATAGGAGTAACCGGCAGCCGCTAGTTTCTTCTTGCGGTCGTCACCATTCCCCCAAGCGCCATTGATCACTTCTTTTGCGATTGTTTCAATCGTTTTTTGCCCTGCTGTTCCACCTGCTGATGCCGAAGTACCATAAGCTGGACGAGCATACCCTCGGATATAGCCCCATCCTACAGGCATCGTACGTCGTTTTACTTGGCGACCATAATTGCCTTCAATAGTGGTGACCACGCCATTCGCAACAGATTCAACGAATCCAATATGATCCGCCCATCCATCGTTGGATTGTGTCGCATCATCCCAGTTAAAGCAGACAATGTCTCCTGCTTTAGGTGTAATTCTTCCATCTTCAATCCAAATCCCTTTTGATTTAAAGATGTCAATATGGCGCTGTACGCCACATTCACGACCGATTAAATCGGTTGCGCCTGTACTAATTCCGATAAAGCTGACAAACGTATCACACCAGTCATCGGTGTATTTCACTTGATAGCCAACTGGAAGTGGTTTTGTTGCATTGTACTTATCAACGATGCTTTTATGGGAAGTAGTTCCCATTACAATACCGAGGTACTTTCTTGCTTCGGTTAAAATCGTATTTGCTGATACAGTCATTTCATATCTTCCTTTCTGCGCAAAAAAAAAAGCAGCCTATTGGCTACGCTTTGTCTTCTTCGTCATTTTTCGGATAAACTGTTTTTGTCGTAAACTCTTGGCCATCACCATAATCAACTGTATCGCTTTTGGGTTGCTCATAAGTAAGCGCCTGTTGACTATCGGCAATACCTGTAGTTGTTGGATCATTGACGATACCAATAATCACAAGCACTGCAAATACTGTGTTTACTACAACAATCAGTTTATTGACCAAGTCACCAAAATCGTACTCAAATCCAAACACTGCAGCAATTGCTTGCACCGCTAATGCCAATGCTGGAATCACCGCCAACCAAAATGCTTTGCTTTTCAAACGTAATTTCCAATTAATATTGTTCATGTTTATCTACCTCCAAAAAATTTTATTAATTCTAAGACGAATGCGAATACTGCCCCTGCTGACGCACCAATGCCAAGAATCATTTTCCACATATTCGTTTTGTCGAGCATTTTTAATTCATACTTGCGTTCATCAGACTTTTCATTTCTTTGCAAAACTGCACGAAGTATTTCAGCATTTTGTTCGCTTTGCCGTGTGTTTTGCTCACGTAAGAAACGGTTTGATTCATCAACTCGTGCTAACCCTTCATTCATCGATTTTTGCATTTCCAATGTAACGTCATTAAGTCGCCCCAATTCTTTGTCATGCTGTTTTAACCGCTCCTCATGTGCTTGGACCTGCTTTTCTATTTCCACATATGCCACCTACTTTCCTAATATAAAAGCAACCGACTATTAAGCCGATTGCTCCTGCTGCTACATATCCTATTCTTTGGTTCCTTCTTGCTTTTTTGCGTTTGTAACAATTTCTGCAACATCTTCACGAATTGATGAAGGTACACTTTCAATTGTACGCTTGCCTTCAATGATATGAGTTGCATACAACATTTCTAATGCTGAATATTTCATTTTATCGCCTCCTTCTTAATTTTGATTCGATATACACCAATACAGCTATTAATGGAATCCAGATGTAACAATAATCAAAAAACAAGCGTAGATTAGGAAGAGCTAGGATTTTTTCTATAAAAAATGCATGTTAACCACTCCTTAACTACTTAACAACATGTCTGACAAAGACAGTATCGCTTCTTCTGCCATTTCTTGTCGTTGTTTCAGCTCTTCGTTTTCTTGCCGTAGTTTATCGATTTCTGTAGGTTCTCTTACTGTGTTTCGATCAACAATTGATTGGATCAAATCATCCATTTTATTATGATCATCGTTGAATTCATCATTCAAGATTCTGTTGAATAATTCGCTCATTTCAGGAGTACTTCTGCCATCACCATTTATTATATGCTCTACATATAGTTCTTCATATCTTTCTTTAATATCCATTAAAATCACCCAAATAATTGTTCTTCAATTCTAGCAACTTTTCCTTCTAAATTAAAAATACGTTCTTCAAGTGTTGGCTGTTGCCCATAATATTCATTGAGAATTTCTTCAATTAGTGCGTCCATTTTTGAAGGATCATCATTGTAATATGTTAAAATTTCTTGAAATAAATCATTAGCTTCTTGGCCTAGTGGTTCTCCACTAGCCAAACTTTTTTTATACAACTCTTTATAACGGTCAATTTTTACTTGAATATCCATTATTTTTTCCTCCTAATATTATACGTCCGCTGCTGCATAACAACATGCAATGTTTAACCATGCTCCTTGCCCAACAGGTTTATCTTTAAATTCTCCCTCTTGCCAACCACGATGACGAGCTAACGTAATTTGTCCATTTGGTTGAACTGTCATCAAATAAATATTTGTACCGGACGCTTGACAAATAAAGTTTACCGAGACAGCTGGTCTAAACCCAACTGGTAGAACTCCCATTACTTGGTTTTCCACACCAGCTGCTAAAGTATTTTTATTTTTAAATGCTCCAGCTAGCTGAACAACTCGACCATTCCTTTGCGCTGAAGGATAGTTAGAAGCTGATGCCGAAGGATTATATTGTTCCCAACCGCTTGCTGCTGGAATTCCTGTCTTTCCTATACTATATAAATCTTGAAAAGTTAGATTCCCACCTAGACCACGGCTATCAGTCATAGTAAATGCATATGGGGTAATTGATAACGTTCTATCTGCATTCGTACTTTGAGATCCTTGAAAAACAACAAACTGAATGTCTTCATGACTAAATTGCGAGAAACCATTATTTTGAACAGATCCATTACTTTTCAGATATGTTTGAAAATCGTTTCTAAAATACCCACCTGCCATTGATAACTTACCTTTTCGCCAAGTCGTTCCACCAGATACAATTTGATAATCATATTCAGAATATAGACCGTCTCCCTGAATTTCTACTCCATTTATTATTCCGGCAGTGATTTCACCTAAGTTAGCGCTTAGTGCATCAAGAGATTCAACTGCTAAAGTTGCACTAGCATATTTCTTTTTTTGCCAACCACTCTTGTATGTGTATACCGCAATAATTTTATCACTCGTGGTTGATTCAGTTTGAAACCATGTTGCTCCTTCTGTGGTATCGGCTGGTTGAGTAGGTTGCATATAGGCAACCCCCATAATACCCCGATCACCTTTTGCTCCCGTTGGTCCTTGGGGTCCAGTTGCACCCGTTTCGCCTTTATCGCCCTTGATTAATGACCAAGAATAATCAGCTGGATTTGTACTTTCAGTTGCAGTTGTTTTATTGTACGCTAAACCTATATAAGTCTTTCCTGTTGGGCTATCCGACATTCCTGCACCAGAAGAAGATGTAGCATATTTAATCCAAGTATAGAGCGTTTGACCATTATCTCCTTTCGGCCCTTGAGCACCATCTGATCCTTTGATCAATGACCAAGTGTAATCAGCATAGTTTGTTGATTCGGTAGCTGTCGTTTTGTTATAAGCCAGTCCGATATAGGTCTTTCCTGTTGGACTATCCGACATTCCACTATTAGGAGTGTCTGCATACTTTAACCAAGTATAATATGTTTGACCATCAGATCCTTTAGGTCCTTGGATACCTTGATCCCCTTTTTCACCCATTTTTGCTGCAGAATAACCTGATTCATTTGTTCCATCTGTATATGTCCAAGTGGTTTTGGTCCATAAAAAAGATCCAGCTGGTACAGTAGGTATTGAAGTAGTCCACCCGGTAGTTGGTTTTACAGTTCCAGAAGTTGAAGATACATATTCAATTTTCGTGCTTGAAATTCCTACGCCATCTTTCCCCGCAATTCCGTCAGTTCCATTGTTACCATCTTTTGCATTGTATGAAACAGTATAGCCAGTTTCTGTTGAAGAATCTGTGTAAGTCCAAGTAGTTTTAGTCCACAAATACTGACCCTTAATTAATGTCGGAACTTGTATAGTCCATCCAGAAGTTGGGGCTGACGTTCCACTTGTAGATTGAGCATAAGTAATATTTGTATCAGAAACTCCAACACCATCTTTCCCTGCGATACCATCTTTTCCATTTTCTCCATTCATACCTAAAATTCTTTGCCAAATATAGTCGGATGGATTTGTTGATTGAACATCATCAAAGGTTGTGTAAGTACCGACATATGATGGATAGGCATCAATAAAACTTTCAGAAGGTTTTGGTGTCCAAATCGTTGCTGTTTTTTCACTTCTTTCAATTTTGGCATGCCATGTTATAAATTCCTGAATATCAGATGGATTAAGCCTATATATAACGAATTGTTTGGAGGCGTTACCTGTTGCACTTCCAGCAGGATTGAAAACTACCCGAGTACTTTCACCGGGCAAAACATCTATAGCTTGACTCAAGTTATTGTTGATTCTTATTCTAGTTGTTCCTGTATTTTTCACATAAATACTGTGAACGTATTTAACACCAGCACTCACAAGTGTTCCGGTTGATAATGTGCCGGCCACACTATTTCCTGTGCCACCTGAAATTGTGTGCTTAACTGCATCAGATGCTCCCCACTCTGGAACAAGCGTATTTTCAACTATTGTCACATTAGAGTTTTGGTAAGATTTTATTTTGGGACTTCGAGATTCTGCTAACTCATTTTCATTAGGATAATCAAATGTAAGTCTGTCTGTTCCATCTTTACTCCAAGCATAAACTTGATATATATGAGCATCTTGTCCATCTTCACCTTTAACAAGTTGCCATTTGTAATCTGCCGGATCATTTGATTCGATTGAGGTCAATTTGTTGGTTGCCAGTCCAATATAATATTTTCCGGTTGGATCATCAGTCATATTGGTTCCTTGGTAATCATCCGCATATTTTAACCATGTGTAAGTCGGTTGACCATTTTCTCCGGGCGGACCAGGTACACCTTCCCCCACAAATTTTACCCAAAGTCCCCGATAATCTGAGGGATCATCACTTGCTGTTGGGACACCTAGCACTTGCTTAATCGCAATATAGGTTTTTCCGGCTGGCAAAGCACTGATTCCATTCCCTTCCTCATCATCGGCATAACGGATCCAAACATAGGTAGTTGCTTGCTTTAATTGATCAGCTAACTCTTTGAGCGATTGACTGATACCACCTTCTTGTATAAGATAGTCCCCTAAAGTAGCTTTATATTCCTTTGTTGAGTAGATACGTGTTAACTCTAATACTCTGGCACTCAACAAAAGTTCTTCTTCCTCATCAACTAAATAAATCGTATCGCCTATCTTTACGTTGTCAGGTAAATTTGCAATATCAGTTTCATAATTGATCGCTGGTTGACTCGCTTTTTCAAGTTCCCGGATAACATTGTCGCAAAGTGTTTTTTGATCAGTCGTTTCGTAGGTTTTCACACGTTGGATATGTCCGGCATTTGGATTTGGATTATTGTTTGATAGTAATCGACTCCAAATCTTCACTGACTCCATGTCCTGCATGACACCAGTTGTCTTGTTTAGAACAAAACGCCCATTTTGATCTTTGTAGTTATACCCTTTTAGATTAATTGGTTCATTCTTGCCATCTGGCGTACCACCAGTTGCCACGATAGCTGTACATAAATCATAGATATTGGCTTTAGTCACAATATTATTGATGTCTTTATCCATGTACAAAGTAACTCGATTATCCGCTCCACGCTTCTTTCGAACATCTACAAATCGTTTCACAACTTGTGTCCCAATGATTTCAAACGAAAAACTCAGTTCTGCATTATCAAATTGAGTGGCCAAAGAAAGCAAACGAGCTAGAATTGTCTGGCTTTCACTCTCCCATTTCAACGTGCGACTGAGATTACTGATTTCATTGATACCTATTTCAAAGCCAGTATCTCCGGCAAAAAGTTTGAAATACTCTGCAAAGGTCATCGCTTTGGTTGCACTATATGCGTCCACCAATCCATTGATCAGATCCATCCCTGCATCTTCGGCTCGAATGAAATGTTCGCCCTCTTTCGGATCGTGTTCAATTTCCATGATCGTCATAAAATTTGATTGGCCATTTTCATCTTTATACAAAATATAGTTTCCATAGTTCCCCATAGATTTGACTTGATCTCGTTCTTTAGCCGAAAAAATAAGCGTCCCTTCGAATGTTCGAGAGGCAGCGCTTATACTAAGAATATCTTGATCATTATAAATAGCTATTGGAGCTTCAGTACTTGTAGAAGCGATCCCTAGGAGATTGAATTTTCGATCAGTGAAGTAAAAATCCATTAGATATATGCCCCCCTTAATTCTACTTCAAAATCACACATGTTTGCCCATGATGACACAGCTGGCATGACAGTTGTGGTTCCTGGTTCAATTGCGAACCGTTCCCAAGTGTTTCCTAGTGCATGCAACTTGCGGTTCTCAACGCCATTAAGCATTATTTTACGTTCCTTCACATCAATTTCTAGCAAGTCCCCATCATCAAAAAGATTCGGAATATTCGTGATTGTTGTTTCGTTGTTCCAGTAAAACTTGATATCCGTACATCCCATAAATGCTGGTTCTTGTCCGCCCCATGCTTGATACCACACATTCAACGCAGTTATATCAGTTGTGGCTAATTCCGGAATTGTAATTGGAAAAATATAGTCCTGTGAAGATATAATCCCTTCCCCACTAAACGATTTCCATTTAGAAAATTTAAATGTAATATCCGTACCATTAACCTTTTGAATGGATGCCTCCCAAAAGGACCACGTCCACACTTTTTTGTCCAAAGTTTTCGAATGAATCATCGTTTGATTGTGCCAAAACTCAACAATCAGCTCTGATTTGACACCTGAACTATCTCGAACAACTACACCTAGTTTTGCTTCATCTCCGCTTTGCAAAGTTAGTGATATCCGTCCTCTTTGTTTAGCCGTTGCTTCAAAGTTTAAACGAGCACGTAGCAAGAAATCACCATTTGCTATGTTTGCACTGTTTTTAGCCAATGGTGTAAATAACGTTGGTCCAGCCCAAACTTCTTTTTTGTTTGGTCCAAAAATTGGGCGGGCTCCGTTTGGATCAGTATCCCAATCGATATCACCCTCAATGATGTTCGGGGTTGCTGGATCATATAGAAAATACGGATAGATTGGTACGCCTTTGTTGACCTCAAATTTATCAGAGTTATGCTCCATATTGGCGCTCAAAACTTTATCAGTTCTAGTTCCTTTTACGATGTCAACATCCTCACTGGTCCCAAATTGCAATATTCCATCATTCTGATTGACAACTCCCACAAGACCATTTTCACCGTTCATCGTTGCACGAATAATGGGCCAAGATTTATATGTTCCGTGATTCGTCACAGCAACATAATCTGCCAATTGAGCGGTTGGTTCGGCATAATCTGCGAGCTTTTCCCCTAAGTTAAACTGCATTTTTGAATAAGAAACTGCACTTCCTAAAGCTAGACATGTGATCAGATTTAATGCTTTGGTATTTGGATTTGAAATAGAAAATTGAATATCTAGATTTTGGAAATTGCCCAAATTCAAGGCGGCGGGTTTCGCTTCATGAGAAGCAATAACCTTACCGCCTGCATAATCTAATTCTTGAATCACCGCAACCGCACTTTTTGATCCGTTTGTATCTCCTTGCAATGCCTTATCTATTCTTAGTGCTACACGTCCCCAAACCTTATCTCCTTGTTTCAGCTCAGGTAAATTCCTTGCTGTACTGTTGCTATTTTGCATGATGTAAAAGCCGTTGTATTTTACTTCACCTTTATCAGCAATAGTGTTTGTATCACTTAGATCAGCACCCAAGATATTATGAGCACCGTTCGTTTCATTTAATCGAGCGGTCCATTGCTTGTAATACTTATCTTTCTTTCGAAATTCCGGATCTAAAACTTGATTCTCTGCACTATCAATCGAGATATTAGAAAATATCCGAGGATTAACATCATAAGAAACGCCATCTGGTATAATCCAATTAATCATACCCTTACCAGCTCTAACGATATCATCAATTCCAACATCGCCAGTTGGGATTGCATACCATAGTTTTTCCGGTTCGTCACTAAAAATTAATGGTTGAGGTTCTTTTTGAGCAATGATTTCTGCAAGTATATGTCTTTTTTTGTTTACATTACCTACCAATGCAAATCCCATTGGAATTGTTCGTCTTCCTATGGTTCTATCAACATACTTTTCACCATCAGATCGACCAACTTTTTTGGTATTATATTCTAACTCTGGTAACAAACCTCGATCAAGAGAAGTCACTATCAAATTTTCTGTAATATCATAGCCTGCATACATTACTTTGATCACACAATCCCCTCCTGATTTCTCTTTTGCCTACGTTGCATCTTCTGAATCTCTTCCCAAGTGAATTTAGCTGTAGCTTTCCCCATTTTTCTGCCTTCTATTTCAACTGTCACAGGTATTTCAAACACGCTTCCATCTGTAGAAGAACTTCCTGCTAATTCAGGTGTATATGCTGTACTGGCTAATTGACTTGCCGCTATTGAATTATTTATTCTGCTTGCTTCAAGAACCATCTGACCTGATGGACTAAACTCATTACTAATTTTTCCGGCCATACCTGAAACGTTTCTTTGCACGTTCTTGAAGTTTTCTTTTAAGCTATTATTAAACCCACTCATAATTGCCTTACCAGCAGGTATTAATAATTTTTTATCGTAACTAATGGGGCCTTTATTCTTTTTGATCCAATCCGCAATACCACCTACAAAGTTTTTAACTGCTCCCCATGCTGATTGCAATCCCCCAAGGAACCCATTCATGATAGCCCTACCTGCTCCACTCAAACTGATATTTTTAAGGCTGTTAAATATATTTTTCACGTTATTTACAATCCCACTAATGCTTGAAGCTACACCAGAAATGGCGCTTCTCATACCATTCCAAGCTCCTGATACTCCAGATTTCATCGCATTCCCAGCACTACTCATCCCACTGAAAAAAGAACGAATCCTACTGACCACACTTCCAATGACATTTCCCACAGCTGAAATTACTGCTTTTATCCCATTCCATGCAGCACTAAGTATACTTTTCAAAACATTCCCAGAGGACCCTGCACTCGTGAAGAAGGATCTTATTGAAGTAATTACAGAACCTATACTTTTTCCAACAGTCGAGATAATCGCTTTTATATTATTCCAAGAACTAGTCAATATTGACTTGAGGGAGGTTCCCGCACCCCCAAGATTTGCAAAGTAGCCAATAACTGTTCCAACCCATTCTGCAACTTGGGTCAACGCCGGCACACATGCCTTAAAGGCATCTACTAAAAATGAGATTACTGGTGTCAAAAATCCTATAGCAGAAGTTATAGCATCAAATGTGGCAGATACTCCAATCAGAATTCCTTTAAATACACCTCCGAGAAATGCCCCAACCACTTGTAAAACTGGCATTAGTGCATCCGCAAGAACTGCTATCAACGGTTGAGCTGCATTCCACATTTTCACAAAAGAATTTGCTACCATATCGATTGCAGGACTGACAATGCTCATCATTGTACTGAAAGCATTTGTTATTGCTGGGATAATTGCAGAAATTAAGACCTGTAATCCACTAAAATCAAGTTTAGTAAATGCCGTAGCAATTGTACTGATAATCGGAGTTATTGCTGACACAACCGTTTGAAACAACTGGGGTAGCTGACCAAAAGCAGTTCTAAATGCTTGGATTATAGGGTCCATTGTTTTTTGGATGTTGGGCAATAAGGATGACATGCCACTCCCGATTCCGATTCCTAATTGACTCAACAATTCTTTACCACCTGCCAAGAATTTCGGACCTGCTTCTTGAAACAATGTAGAAAACACTACTGGCAATCCCTTTAGAATGTTTCCAACCATCGGAATAAAATTATCAAATAAAAATGTTGATGTAGTCTGTGCTAAAGCTTTCAGCGAGGGTTCGATATCTCTTCCTAGTGATAAATTACCAAGCACATTTGAAAAGGCGGATTTCATAGATGTGAACGATCCACTAAATGTTTCAGCAGCTTCTTTGGCTGTTGTTCCAGTAATACCTAGTTCTTCTTGAACTGCATGAATCGCACTATAGACATCACTCAAATTGTTGATATCGTATTTAACACCTGTCAACTTAGTAGCATCGGCAAGAAGTCGTTCCATTTCCGTTTTTGTTCCGCCATATCCGAGTTTCAAGTTATCCAACATAGTATAGTTTTGTTTGGCAAAACCTTGGTAGGCGTTCTGAATATCGCCCATGTTCGTCCCCATCTTATTGGCATTATCAGACATATCAACCATTGCCATATTTGCTTTGTCAGCTGCCTTTTCAGTATCACCACCCATGGATTGCAATAAACTCGCACTGAAACTTGTGACATTTTCCATATAATCATTTGCTGATAATCCAGCAGTTTTATATGCCTCATCAGCATACTTCTTAACTTTATCTGCACTACCTTTAAAAAGTGTTTCTATACCACCTAATGATTGTTGTAAATTTGCACCTTCTGAAAGTGAAGATGATATTATTTTTCCTAATGCCACACCAGCTGCAGCAACTACCGCAGCTGCTGCTACTTTAATTCCTGTGCCAATCTTCAATCCAGCACTTTCTCCTGCAGCAGCTGCTTCTGGATCAAGTTGTTTTTGAATTGACCCACTAATCCCTTTGGCAGAAGGCATAATTTGCACGTACGCACTTCCCAACTCAATAGCCATTTACTCACCTCCATGGATCGTGTTTCCTAAAAGTTGCTGTCTCATTTTTTCAAAATCCTCACCAGAATCAAATATGATTTCTTCTTTCTCACGTGGATTATTTTCGGATAATTTATGCAATATTGACTCAGGTCGATTTACATTTTTTTGTCCATCTTTAGTTTTCGTCCATAGCAAAAGTCTTAAATTATCACTAATCCCTGCCAAAAGGATGGTGTCTAAAGGGATTTTTTGTCCGCTTAGCTTCATTTTTATTCTGGACGTTTCTCTCAATCCGCAAGAAAAAACAGCCACCATAGAAGCAGGCAGCTGTTTATAATCATAAATTTGATAAGTTTCAGCCAAATCACAAACTAGTGCATCTTCATCTACACTAATCATTCCAGCGAGGATTAAGAGTTTTTTGTTTGTGCTTGGTTTTGAAAAATATTCCCCAATTCTTCTACCATCTTTTCAGCTGGAACAATACCATCTTCATCACGTACATGCTCTTTTAATGCACTAGCTTGCTCTTGTCCAAGCAAAAGCTTTAAGGCCTTGGGAATAAGTGTTGGATTTTCGTCAACTTCAGTAATTACTTCTAAAAGTTCGTAGTTATCCAATCGCTTTTTTTCAATGGAGTATACAAATCCAGAATCTGTTTTGCCCTCAATCATTCTGTTTCGCCTCCTGATGTAGTAGGACTTTGGATATACTCGAAGTGAGTATTACCTTCTTCATCTGACGGAACAGCCGTAATAGTCGTTTCATACCCTACTGCATCCGCATCTGTATAATTAATTTCTCCAATTTCAGATACTTTCGCATTAGGAATAACGATTCTTTTCAGGTTGCCGCCTTTTAGAATCATATCAACAACAATCGCATGTTCTTCTAATTCTTTCGAATTAGCTTTGATCGTAATTCCAGTGGCCAAAGTACCGGATACGTTTGTTGATCCATAGACTTCTTTAAGCACCTCAACGTTTGTTGCTTCAATCAACGTATACGTAAAAGTGTCTTCTTTTTCGGTTTGTACCGAAGCAACAGTATCCCCTCCCCAAGCTTTAATATTTTCATTTGATGGAGTATTTGAGTTAGTCATACCGTCTTCTGAAATGTAACCCAAAGGTTTGAAAGCAGCATTCAATTCTTCTTTAGCATTCGTGGGTACTGTTATTCCCAATGGTGCCGAATAAATAGCTCCACCTACCTTAGGTTTAGCTGTTGATACATTTTTTGCATCTGACATTTTATTACCTCCTAATAATGAGTGATATCAAAAACAGCTTGATATCTGTATTCTTTTGTAGTTGTATCCGTATAGTTATAATCACTGTTCAACTTGATTCTGCTAATTTCATCAAGTGTGATCAATTCCTTTAAAACTGCCTTCAATTCAGCATTCAACACAGCTGATTTATATAATGTTGGTGCATAGCTTTGAAATGCATACGTTGAAGAAGAAATTTGATTATTTTCTCCACTACCAGTCTTTTCAAAAAGAACGTAGCTTTCTGGCATCTCTCCTTGCTTTTCTAAGAAAGACGGCACAGACAAATGGCTATCCAGAAAATTCTTGATCACAATCTCGATCATTTATCTCACCGCCTTCAGCAACGTATTATTTTTCATGTTGTCCTTTTTCGCTTGATATGTATCAGCATAAACCATTGCATTCGCTCTGGTCTTTCCAACAAACGTATCTTGTTTATATCCTTCCCCTGCACGATTACGCACAGAAGTTGCCTTTTTTTCAAGAACAGATTGCATTGCAGCTGATTTCATCAAACTAGCAACACCACTACGATTCAATTTAAATTTTAAATTAGCCATAGCGCTCCACCATCACTTTCTTATTCCAATCAAGTGGGATTAAATCTTCGATACCCTCGATAGGAAAGCCAAAGGTACGCCAGCGTTTGCCAAAGAATTTTACTTCCTTGTCTTCCCAATCATTAGTATCTCCTTTAGGGATTGCCAACGTATATACAGCTTTCTTGCCCGTTAAAGTAAGTTGATTGACAATATCATCATTTGAAGTAGGGCTGACCAAGACATTTTCAACATCAATATCTGTTTCTTCGTAGATTGGATTCCCGAATGGATCAGTTCCCGTCTTGGTCAAACCCACCAATTGAATTGTTATGCCTTTCAAAAGTGCCATAAGGTTCGATCACTCCCATCCGCTGCCGTCTTAAGCCAAGGCGGCTTAATTCGCTATTCTTAATAAATAAACCGCCTCCGGGGACAAGGTAAGATCCAGAAACGGAATAACCCAATGCCCCTTCTGCATACTGGGTCATAGGCTCCTGATCAGTTGATGTCATTAATGTTCTAGCTACAACATCAACAGTTACCGATTTAACAACATTCAAAAAGTAATCTGGTTTCATACTAATCATATTGTCCAAATCTTTACCTACCTTATCAGCTTCCATTCGTAAAGAATCAGAAACGACATCAAGTAATTCAGTAGCACGTGTAGTTTCTTCTGGCTTAAGGGCACGCCATAGGTTTGACAAATCATCAATAGTTGCAAAGGCTGCCATGAACTCACTTCCCTTGCATCATCAAATCGTACAATTCTTGCTTTTTAGAGCTAGGGTTATACTTGATGCCAAATGCATCTAATTCCTGCATGATTTGCTTTTTAGTAATGCCTTCTAATCCAGCCACTAGTTCATCTTTTTCATCGGCTTGTTGTTCTGGAGCAGCAGATGATGTTTCAGCATCATCTGCAGTATTTTCAATTTCTTCTTCATTCAATGTTTTTGGTTCTTCATCAAATTTTGGATCATCTTTCAGTAAGATCCAATCACCGCCAGAAACAACGCAAGGGCTACTAAAAGTAACCCCTGTTTTTGTGTTTTTATATTTCATTATTCTCCGCCTCCTGATGGTTTAATCACACGAGCAAAACTACTAGGATCCATAATTCCCCAACCCAAATATGTTTCAGATCGTAAATATACTTGATTGTACCCTTTCAAATCATTTCCCGAATTATCCGGATCACCATACTCAATAACTTCTAAAGGAATCTCTTTTGCAAATCCCCATTGGAAGTAATTCGCAAAATCTCCAATAATTGCCACATCATTTGAGCTGGCTGAAACAGTATTATTGATATCCGCTTTCAATCCATTAATTGATCCTGGATTAGCACCCCAAGCAAGTTCAGGGAATAAGCGGATGTTGGTATCTCCACCTGTTCTCATATTTGCTAAAGCTGCTGAAAATTGAGGGTCTGCAGCAAGCCCTGTAACAATTCCTTCTGAACCTTGAATTAAAGAAACAGCTGCTTCAATATTGGTATCTGGATCAGAAGCATTAAATTCCACCGTTTGAGTTACCTTGCTGTCAAAATGATTTGTACCAATAACTGTTGAAGCTGCTCCTGTTCTTGGGTTGATACCATGGAAAGCCATCAGGTCAACACCACGAGCTAGTTTTTTAGCATAACCTTCATTGAATCCCTTAATAACTTCAATCTTCTTTTCATCAGAAGAATACATGAACTCATCTGAAACACGAGCGCCATATTCGACTTTAATAGGTACCATCTTGATTGGCGCTAAAGAAATACCACCATGTGATTTCTTGCCATTTTCTGCTACAATGTCAATTTCTGAATCCATTGAGAAAACAAATTGCGTTGTACCATCAAACGGGATCGCTTCTTGTTGAGACAAAATAGCCAATGAGCTTTTCCCTTTTACTTTGTTGATTAAATCAGTAACTAGTTCTGGATCAAATAAATTTCCTCTTGATAATGTTGGCATAATATTATTCTCCTTCTTGTGTTAATCCTTGGATTAATTTTTTATATGCACCATCTTTACCTTCTCCTAAATTATTTTCAGTATTTTTCAAAGGTGGCGGTGTTTGTTTCTTACTTACTAAACCAGATAATCGTTCTGCATCAGCCTTGATACTTTCTTCATCTGAACCGATTAAACGATCCGCTAAATCAATAGGTAATCCATTTTGTAATGCAATTCTTGTACGCAAATTCACTGTTTCTTTCTCAGCGATTTGTTTATTAAGATCAGCTATTGTTTGCTCATGAGTCTTAGCGGCATTGTTTGTTTCTTCAATTGTGGATTTCAAAGCATCTACTTCTGTCTCCAATGCAGCATTACGTGTTTTGATCTCATCGTAATCAGCGATCTTTCCTTTTTCACGACTCAATCTCTCCTGAATAATTCGGTCCAGTTCCTCTTGTGTTTCAATTGCTTTGAATGTCATAATACAAGCTTCCTTTCTCCTGCTTGCCCGGCAGTTCGGTAATTTTTCGTATTAAAAAACGACTACCGATAAATAGTCGTCTAATACCTTTTTTGTTGTTTTTTCTTGGGCTTCTTAATATTACAAGCCCAATGCGCTAATAGCGCACTATCCATTAAACAGATATCTCTATCTTCAAATTGCGATTTATAACCAAATCCACCATTGCTACCGATATTGCGCTTCTCACTGTTCGTTACTACTGAACTTAGAGAAGGTTGATCTTTGTGGCAAATTGTTTGTTGGAATATTCCTTGTTCCCATAATGAATTGGCAGTAATGATTTCTGATACTTTTGGAAGGATCGGCGCTTTGAGTTTGAACTCTTCCATTTCTTTAGTTAGGATATTTTGACCGCCGGCACCGTCAATAACCACTGTATTTACGTTAGCTTTTTTCAAGAAATTAATGATCCATTGATTGCCATTCCTTACAGATACGCAATCAATTGTTTCAACGAATATTTTTCCCGATAAAGTTTTAACCGCAATACTCATTGCAACATTCTGGCCATCATTCCCATACTTGATACCAACATACAGCGGACCTTTCAATACAGGCAGAGCTACTACTTTCAACCTTGACCAATCACTAGCAGAAATAGCCGATTTTTGATTGTACTTAGGCCAGTACCCCAAACGCTGTACGTTGTGATCGAGTTTGTCATCGCCAAGTTCTGCTTCAATCTTTCTTTCAGTCAAATGATAACCTAATGAAGGATTGGAATGGTACCAAGCCTCGACATCATGGATATTTTTCATATCCTCAACTGACCATTCTGCCCAACCGGAATACTTCGATTTACCAAATAGCGTAGTATCACGATAACCTGTAAAAACAGTACCACTCGAAACCGGCGTTGGTGGCGTACCACACATAATCGTCATAGGATTTTTACTGTCTGTAACGGTATACTTCAAAGCTGATTCTTGCTCAGTGGTGTATTCTTGAGCTTCATCTATTACAAGTAAATCAAATCCTTCTCCAAGCCCACCACTAGATGTTCTTGTTCTGAATTGGATCACACCGCCAGTTGAGTATAACTCCAATCGTTCTTGACCTTTAGCTTTTATTGAATTGAAGTCCTCTCCCTCGACATATCCCGAGTCTTCAAGCAGTTTTTTTACTTGTTCATACGAAGCGTGAGACGTACTGATCCTGTGAGCCGTATGCAAGATGCTTAACCCTTCTTCTAAAGCATCCAATTCAACAATGTAAATAACTTCGGTTTTACCATTTCTTCGTGGAATTGAGAAACCAAATTTTTGATGAATCCATAAATTATCTTCATCAATGGCCAAGATAGGTTCAAGCATACTAATTTGCCAATCATAACAATTTCGACCAGTTCTTTGATATCTTTCAATCGCTCTTTGAGATACAGATCTATCATATGGAATAATTACCGATTGAGTAGGATGTTGATTACCAAATTTCACTTTAGTAGTCATAAACTATCCCCTTTCAATCTCGATCATGCATGATTACCCTGTCGCTGGGAGATATTCGATCACTCATCCTTTCTCAAGTTAATATTCTTTCTAGCTTGAATTTTTTGTTGCTTTTGCGGATCAGCCCAAACTTTTGACCATACATTTTGTTTTCGACCATCGCCCGGTTTATATTCAACTATACATTTACATCTTTCGTGCCTTCGATAAATATCATCTGGTAAATCATAATAATCAAATGATCCGGCTAAGCTTTTGCACCAATCACAAGCATGGCCAACCAAGGTTCTGTTGATTCTTGGTCTTAGACCAGATTTCGCATGAAAATCTACATTTGCTTTAATAACATCGTCAACAACGCTTTGACTAAAATTTACGATGGGTTCTCCTAATACCCACTTAACAGTATCGAAATCTTCTGCTGCTGATATCTTGTTTACAAGGCCATTCACCCTGTCTTGATTGAAATCAGGTTTCTGACCTTTAATTTTAATTGCAGCTTCTTTGTTTAATTGCTCTTGAACATCAATAGCAAAATTCGAAATCAAATCGTAATTATTTTTCAGCGTTTCATTAAGTAACCGATCGGCAATATTAAAATACATTTTACCGTCAGGAAGAATGTCAATGCTGATATTGCTGCCTAACACATTTGCTAATATTTCTCCAATTTCAATAGCAAACTCATTTACATTTTTGTATGTGGCCTTACGATTTCTGAGCAAAGAAAAAGCAGACTTCAACTTTTGACTATTGATTGTCTGTTCACTAAATTCATTTTTTATTTTTTCAAGTAATGTGGGAACAATGTCGTTATGCATTCCTATCTCCACCTTTTATTCCAGTTAAATCTCTAATTGTTTCACTATTGATATAACCCGGAATTGCTTGATTCAATTTAATCGCACCATCTCCAATTAATGTTAATGAATTGGCATCAGCTTCAAATAATGGCTCCCATTTAGGAATTGTTTTTGCAAACTGATATCTAAAATACGGGTAGTCATCACGTAAACAAGCAGCAATAAATGCTACATTCAATATTCCAGATCCTAACGATCGTTGCGCTTTACGCCCTGCCAGTCTCAAATTTTCATGACTAGCTCTAATAGCTTCCACCGATGATGGATTATCAGAAACAAATCCTAAGTCATCCAATGTAAGTCCTGTTTCACCTGCAAATCCAGCAGCTGCCGTTTTTAATTGTTCTGTGAAAGGTGTCATACTTGAGGTTGTGAACTGCCCTACAGTGGGAGTGGTACCACCTTCTCCAACTGTGAATTCAAGCATCGCTGATATTGTTGCTTTCCACGTGTCTATCGGTTCTGAATCTTGGTCTGTGCCTAAAACATATTTTTGTGGAAAAGAATAAAATTCCGCTGTTATATCAGCACGTTCCAGCGTCCGTTTGGCATACGATTGATAATACATGCCTGAACGTGTAATACGAGAACGACCAAATGGCCGAACTGCATCTGGCCGATGAATTACCGGCACTAATAATGGATAATCAAAACTATGTTCGATAGGTTCATCCGGTATATTTTCATCAGCATAATAGTAATAAGTTATACCGGGCAGAAAATATGCTTCGATAGATGGATTTCCATCTTTATCTCTTTCGAGAACTGCATACCCTTCGGTTAGAAGTCCTGTAATTGGATCAATAATCCCAGTTGCATTGCTAGCTTCAATTATTTGTAATCTAGGTATTTCTCCTTCACCCCTTGAAATATAAACGAAAGAACAAGAAGCAATCAAAGATGACAAAACCAAGCTATCAAAAAATACATCCGGATTATTTGCTTCAAAAATTTCGTTTACCTCAAAGTCATCATGTTCAAATTCACGAAAAACTAAACGATCAGCCAAAGCATCCACCCCTTTAGCACACCACCCTAAAACTGATCGATATCTTTTTCTTATTTCAGGTGGAATTGTGATTCCGAAGCTTGGTTCATTCTTCTTCATATCATATTGTCTATACCTTAAATCAACACGAATTTTATGAGTAGCTAGCTTATTTCTTAGGTAATCAATGCCATAAAATTCCATTATTTCACTCCTTTCAAAATGTCGCGTGAGAAAAAATGTACAGTGACGGCGTGAAGCTCGGCCACACGACCGGAGGGGTACCCATCCCCCCTCTCTCTTTGCGCGTCTCAGGTTTTAAAAACATTTTCGAATGATTATATACAAATTATTTAACCGCCATAAGAAGCCCAATCAGCGCTTTGTGGAAGGTTTCTATTACCTACAATTTTAGGCGCTTCATCCTTGGTTGTGTAAAGCTTGTCAGACTTCTGTCGGTTGCATGTCCAATGAGCCAACTGCAGGTTGTCAATGCTTGATGGATGACCGCCTTTATTGATTGGTACTATGTGATCAACTACTGGACTTAAAGGATGTGGTGCCTTCATAGTTTTATCAATAGGCTTACCGCAAATCCCACAAGTGTTCTGTGTCTTAAGTAGTATCTTCTTGTTCTTCTCAAAGGCTACCCGGTGGGGTCCTTGTCTGTCTGCTCTTAACGCCATTGTATAGGGTCCTTTCTTTAGGTGGTGGGGTACTAAAACGATTCAATGTTTAAAGCTTTAAATGCAGCTAACAACTTAGGGAATTGAATTGCAATCCAATCTACTAACTCTTCATCTCTTCCCCATTTACTGTTGTGATCCAAACCCGATTCAAATAAGATTGCATGAATAAGCTCATGTCTTATGGTTCTCTTTTCATAATGCTCCATAGCCTGCATGTTATTAGGATCACCATCATCAAGGGGAGCAATGAATATTTCTTTAGTAGTGAAGTCAGTGATCCCATCAGCTCCACTTATGAAAGGTCTATCGAGTTCTGTTGTATCTTTGTAAATTGTGTACTGTGTTCCTAGTACATTCACTTTGCTAAACTCTTTCATGTGATTTCCTCCTTTAATTTAATTAAATATAAAAAGACAGCACTAGCGAATTTTGATTTGAAGTGATTTACCTCGTTTCAAAATAATGTGCTGTCTTTCTATTTATTCAAAGAAGTTTTGCGATAAGGAGCTTTCCTCCATTCGGTTTATGATTATGTGAGTAGCCATAGACCATCTCTCGTTTCTTCTACGCTATTAATATATTCCATATTAATCAAGTTTAAAACTAGAATTAGTAGTGCAACTTTTGTGCAACTTTTCTCGATGATCTTGCAATGATATCTTCATCTTCAACTTATTTTTGTTTAAAATATACTCATCGACAAAATCAATTGCTTTTCTTAATTCAGTATGTTTCTTTTGAATATACGATGTACTGTAGTTAAGATCTTCTGCAATTTTTTCTAAAGTCATCCCTTCAACATATTTCAAATACATTATTTGATTGTCTAATCCCTTAAACGATTTTATCAATAGAACCATTTCATTTAGTTGTTCTTCTAGTAACTCAATCTCTTCTTCAATTACTTGAATATTCTCTTCTAAAGAAGCTGACCTTGAGTTTTTTTCAAGACGGACGTTTGCTAAATCACCACTGACCCACCGTTCCAATTCCAACTTACTTTTGTTAAGATTCCATTTCATGAAGAGGATCTGCTCTTCTAAATCTTGATAATTTTTAAGCCATTGAAACCTCACAAACGCCACTCCTTTTATGGTAAAATAATCTTGCGTTGGTCACTTTCCAAAAAGGAAGTGGCTTTTTTTATTTACCTTCCCTCTTGTCCATCTTTTTTCCAACAATTACTGCAACGACCATTATCATTACGAATCCTGTGAAACCTAAAACTGCAACTGTCATAATCATCCTCCACTTTCCATCGCATCTCGTACTAGCGGATCATTGATAATAATCTTGTACTTCAGCTGCTCATACTGCAGTTGCTCTTGAAGTTGTTCAATCTGCTTCTGTTGATCCACAATTGTATAGGATAACCAACTTAAGCCTGCGATCGTTAGCAATATTATTAGGATTGAGTGGCTAGTTTTCATCAGCTGGTTCCTCGAAAGTTACGAACAAGGCTACAGAATCATCCATCTTCATGTAGTTTGCATCTTCTTCAGCTTCATCAATGTAGTTTTCAATAACGTATACACAACCCAAAACTTCAAATGATTTTACCTCTCGATTTAGATATTCTGGTGGAACATAATTGTAAGTTGCTCGTTTCCCTTCATCATTAATAAAAGCTATATTGTGCTTATGACCAGTCATAGTCATTAAATCATCTACTGTCATTCTTATCCCTCCTGTTTGCTATCGCTGACGATTGCTGATTAGTCATAATAGCTTTCCAAAATCTTCCCTACCTCTTCTCCGTTAACAAAAACGGATAAAACACTGAAATAATAATCCCCATTTCCGTTGTCTGCTCTCAGTTGAGCTTGGGCGATAGGATTTTGATCATGCATTACTACTAACTTCGCGACCATTTGAGTTTCTCCCCACTCTTCCACATCTTTTTTCACATCGATTAGTTGCACATCGGTTATAAGACCATCAGCTTTAGCTGTTTCCCAAGTACCGTCAGCAGAAGCGCAACAATCTGCATCAGTACACTCAAAATTGATGATTGTACCATCTACTAAGACTAGACTATTGTTTGATAGCTCATTGATTCTTTTCATCAAAACTTTCTCTTTTAGTTTTTCAATTGTATCTTTGTGATATTCCATTGATATCATTCCTCTCTAGTTAATTATTTCGTCGGATAGCTGACTAAATTACACTAATTTCGTCAATTTCATAAATGTTGTACCAGCTAGGTAAATATTTGTGCTTTATGAACCAGTTTTGAATTAAGTCATCTAGTTCTTCCCTGTGTTCTTTTGTTACATCATCTAAATAGTCTTCGGCAAACTCTCCTCCGTCTTCATAAGCAGCTTCCTGTATACGTTCTAGTAAATCATCAACGTTGAAAGGTATCCCTGGACAGAACGCTTGTCCCACATAAAAGCTAGTTACAACTTCTTCTGGTGTACTTCCCATTTCATCATCCAAACACCCGTCTTCTGGATTCTTGTTAAATGTTTGAATTGACTTGATACCAAATTCCACTGCTTCTTCTTTAGTGTCAAAATATTCAGCGGCTTGCCATTGTTCTTCATCTATAGAACATATCCATTTTCCGTGCATTTCTTTACTCATTTTCTCGCCCTCCGTATTCCGTTATTTCTTCCGATTCTGGAATTATTTCAGGTCACTGGATTTAACGAAAACACCATCGACCATCTTTCCAGTCCGTCCTTTGATTTCGTCATAAGCAAAATTCAAACATTCGTACAAGTCCATATCATTTTGCATTGCCAAGATGATCAAGGTTACTACTACATCGCCAATACCATCTCTTAGTGCATCTTGATCGTTTCTTGCTAATGCAGCTGCAACTTCACCAGTTTCTTCGACAACTTTCAACATTTGTTTGCTAGAATCTGCTTTATCCAATCCTTTTTCTTTTGACCATTGTTCTACTAATTCAACTAACTCATTCATGAATTTCCCTCCAATTATTTTGATTAATCGTAATCAACCCCATCGTCAATGGTTCCACTCCAATCCTTATAGCGGTAAGTCCTTCCTTGTTTATCTTCATGACCATAACGTAATAAATCGCTCATCGTTCGATTTGCTTTTTTACACTTCCGACATACGTCTTTCCGAGTACCTGTGAAAATCACTTCGCCTTTGTAAAGAACCTCTACAATTCGCAAATGGGATTGCTCCCCTCTCCAGAGTTCAACACGCAATGCTTCCCGCTCTTCCTCGCTTATTGGATCAATCTCTCGATCATCAAGATTAGATAGATAAAGCAATCGTTGTAGTTTTAAAGCACGTTCTCTGTGACGCTTCTTTTTTTCATGTTCTTTCTGCTTCATCGCCTGTTGGTTCTGTTTCATGTTGATCACCTCCTGCATCTGCTGGCTTATACACATATTCATAAGGTTCCCACTGCTTATTTCCGAGAAGGCGATAGTACTTCCCTGCAAGTGTAATAATAAAATGATAGGTATCTGCCTTCTCCGGAACGTAACATCTTGCATAGTATTGACGGTAATTCTTGGGATTGTTAGAAAAATACTCAACCGTCCATCCTCGTACCTCGCAAAACATGGTGAATTCGACACGTGCTACTTTAAAACTGGTTATTCTTTCATCCATAGAATCACCAATTCGTTTTATTCAGAAAATCGATGTAGCCCGGCGTAGCAACCTGATACTCTTCCAACTCTTCTTCAAGAATGTACTGACGGCCATACTTCGCTTTCATGTTCTGCCAATCACTCCACGGGATAAACCCAACGGTCTTTTTGATCATGCAACAAACACCTGCCATCGCTCCTAATTTTTGATGGAGATCCAACAAGGCCGCCTGATTTTGTGTGATCACTGATTTTTTTAATCGATCCGTTGTGGTCATCTTTGCTTCAAAAACAATGGCACGTCCATCCCATAGAGTTCCTTTGTAATCTGGTTGAGCTTTCCCGGTTGGATAAACGATCATTCTGCCATCGCCGAGTATCTGCTTCACACGAAACGGTTCAGGCGTTTTTTCAATTAAAGCAATTTCTTTTGTTCTGTAGTACCAACATCCTTGATCAATCATTTTTTCAAAGATATCGCCCAAATCATTGTTGACTCTATTTTGGTAATTTCTTGAAGACATCGTTTCTACCTACTTTCTGCATTAGTTCAGTAATAAATCCTTTTTTATCGTTTTGCCCAAATGTATCTAATGTTCTTCGGTAAATGCGCTCATAGTGTGCTTTATCTTCAAAGCATACGAATTGTGAATAGCGATCACTCTTAACTATTCCTGCATATGCTGACTGATCATTTAATTTGTTTGATGCAGCATCGCAAATTTGCTGATTTTGAAGAAATCGGATTTCCTTTTCTTCTGATTTGATTTCCAATGTTTTAATACATGGAGAAAATTTCCCTTTGTTTTGATCATCAATGTTTAACATCAAAAAGACTTCCTGCATCATGTCGATACAATCTGATTTATCAAAGCAGGCGACCAGATACGTTTGTTTACTTTCCATTTCTACCTCTTTCTCTATCCATCATCATTTCTGAACAGTTCGATTTTGAAATACCATCCACGATCCTCATCGTAAATTTTCAATATATCTCCTAAAATTCGGTATTGAGGAAACCTCTTAAGAATTTCCTCTGCTCCATCATCGTTGGACATACCTAATTTATTTAGTTTTCTAAATGACCAATAATCATCGTTGGTTGTTTCATGTGGCTCTTTGAGGTTTCGACTCTTGGACCATCGCTTTTGACCTTTCTTCCACTGGCGATTTTCCCATTTCTCTTGACCTGTTAAATAATTGACCAAGCCTTGCATCCCATCCGAATCGTATTGAATGTTTTGCACTTGTCTTCGACCAAGAGGCTGTTTCTTCTTTCCTCGTCCTTTAGACCAAACACTCTCGATTGCATCCCTTGATGGTCCATTGTTTAAAACGATATGGTGATGGATTCGAGTGATATAGCCTACTTCCTCATCGTATTGATAAGAGGTAAACCACATGTACTTGAGTTCGACCCCTTCTTTCTCATAGAGTCTTTTTAGTTTTTTCAAAGTGTTTTCTTGATCACGCTTGGCATCAGAAGGCTTTTCAGGTAGAAACTGATCGGAATAAGTGAACGTGGCATAGTAATCTTTCTCTCCAAAGTTTGCATATAGGAACAATGCGGCCTTTCGTTTACTTTGGGCTTGATTCCATCTTGCTTGAGATAAGCCAGTTACTTTTTTCCTCCTACCTCTGGGTTCTCTGCATTTTCGTTCCTGCTCAATCGTCCTACTGTAAAGTCGGATTTCTTTATAAGGTCCTGCTTCCACTCTGCGTTCTCTAACAAATGATTTCTTCATGACAAACACCCCAGAATTTTCTACGTCCGTTAAGTTAGTATCTAATACAAGGACGATAAAACGCCGAAATAGCAGCGTTTTTTGCAAAAATAGTCTGAGGATGGTATACTTATCTTGTCGGAGATAAGAAATACCATTCTCAGAAGTCGCCAGTTTTGGCGGCTTTTTTTATTGTTCTGAAAACTGGAAAAGAACCTTTTCTTCGGTTTGTTTTCCAAGATGAAAAACATGGTGATACAACGTCCTTCCACGCAACTGAAATGTTTCTACTCTACCTCGCTCAGTTTTCGCTTCAATACTGTATACATAATTCTCTCCACGTTTCCTCATACGAACCTGCATTACAATTGCAGGCATTTTTTCCAAGTAATCGATCGCCTTTGATAACATCTACATCACCTACAGCTTTCACTCATCTTCGAACAAATTTATCTGTCCAGAATTATTGACATCAATTGGATAAACAACTGGTTCCAATTCTCGTTTCGGTAATCCATGATTTGATTCTGCATCGATGGTAATTCCTCGATGATCACTAGTGACTTTGATTCCAACCTTTATTGAAATCGTGCGTTTTGCTTCAATGTCCTTTTGAGTATCCTGTAAATCGGCAGTAATTGTTCGAACTTCTGCATCTAGCAAACTGTTAACTTTTGCCATCAACTTATCGGCTAATGTCAGAGCTAACTTGTCATTATTCATATTGAATTCCTCCTTTACTTACTAAATCCGGTAGCAACTTAGGGATGGCCATTTGTAACTTTTGAAACTGATCATCTGAAACAACAAAATATAAAGCAATCGTAGGTGTCTCATCGCTATCAAATGAACGATCCTCTACTTCACATGTCGATTCAAACTTATTCCAGATAATCGACTTAATTTTTTGAGTGTATGGCTTAACATACATTCGATTTGTAGTGAAAATAATTTCTCTTTCTTTAAACATCTATTTACCCTCTAATCATTAATAGGAAACAAATAGCTAACAAAATACCGTTTAACAATAAGCTGGCATAAGCAATCCCTTGTAATTGACGTGCTTTATACAATGGATTGTCATGGAGCGTAGCTAACCATTTTTTATTCATATAATCTTTCCTTTCTGTTGTATAATTTCCTTATCAGTCAGTGGTCGGCTGAAATAATTGATGAGGGGGTGAGATTTGTGGGTAAAAATCAATGGGTATCTCCTAGAGACGGAAAATGGGCTGTACATGGTGAAGGCAATTCCAAAGATACTAAAATTTTTGATAAAAAATCTGATGCTGTTGAGTATGGTAAAAATATTTCTAAGAATCAGCAATCTGAATTCATTGTCCAAAAAAAGAATGGCCAAATTCAGTCAAAAGATAGTTTTGGAAATGATCCTATACCTCCACGTGATACAGAACATTAATCATATTTAGGAGTAATGCGAACTCGAAAACCCTCGCTTGGTTTAATATCATTTGCCGTGATAACCGCGATTGTTTTCGGGTTATTTTCATCTGTTTCAACAACAATTTTCGTGTATTCTTCCAGAGTTGGTACATTTAAATTATTTTCCTCATTCATTGTCCTCTCACCTCAAATCTATTTGCCGATTCAATCGATTCTGATAAATCAACTCTTGATAACTTCGGAGTTCCCGAATCGATAAATCTCGTTGTGTTTCAGTTAGTTGTACTTTCCGATCATTAAGTTGATCGTGTAAGCTTCTGATTTCTTCTTTGATAAGATCATGGATCAATAGTTCTTGGGATAGTGTGTATTTCATTTGAATTATCCTTTCAATCTGACATGATGTTTGCCCAGTTTTCTTGCAAATACTTCGCCATTTCTAAAGCATTGAATTTCCAAGGATTTCCTTTGCCTTTTGAGTAACGAACAAAACCGCCGTTCCTGACATCTAGTATTTCTCTGTTTGGATAAAGGATTTTTTCCTTTATCCAATCTTCATCAGTAGTTTGCAGTCGTTCCTTAAGATCATCCATCGTCCAAGTTTGACCCATCAAATCTTTTTTCTTTAATGATTCATACTCTTCAATTTCAACAACTTTTAAATGTGAAGGTATTAAGATTTGAATCGGGGTATTGATTTCAATAGTTTGAGACATTAAATCACCTCCTCAACATTTTGTACATTTTTCCGTACAAAACCTTTAAAAAAATAATTCCCCAGTTCTTTTGAAGGAATATTTAGCAATTCAGCCATAACTTTAATCTCAGTTTGCGTGAAATTTGACTTACTATTCAATTTTAGATTCAACGATGTTCTGCTCATATTAAGTTTAGTTGCTAACGTTTCTTGAGTAAGTCCTTTTTCCGATATTTTATCCTTCAGCAATTCATAATCGTAGACAATGTCTATTTTTTTCAATCTTTTCCCCTCCAAGCTGTTCGGTTTTCTGTACAAAACCATCATAGTTTATAAAAAAAAGAATGTCAACACATTTTGTTCAGTTTTCTGTATCTTTTGCTTGCTATTCAGAATTCTTAACAGTATAATCATTGTAAAGGGGTGTACAGAATAATGAACAACTTTTCTGATCGGCTAAAAATAGCTTTAAAAAATAAAAATATATCTCAAGCTGAATTAGCTAGACGTACTGGAATTGGTCGCAACTCTATCAGCGACTATATAAATGGAAAATACGAAGCGAAACAAGATAACATCTTCCTTATGGCAAATGTTTTAGAAGTAAATGAAGCATGGCTCATGGGAATGGACTCACCAATGACCAGAGAAAGCCATGAATCTACTTTTTTGAATGATTTAGATCCTAAACAAATTGAATTAATAGATATTTTCCAAAATCTAGATACTAGTAAAAAAGATGATGTACTCGACTTTGCTAAATACAAAATGCACGAACAGAATAAAGAAAACTTCACTATTGCTGCCCACTCCGACGATCCTAACAAAAGGATTAGTCAAAAAGAATTTATTGAACTTAATCGATACCTTGATGAAGCTGATAAAAAATTTGATGGTAAGTAGGGTTGCAAATGGATGATTATGAAAACCTTTTAAAGAAGGTTACGACCGAAATTCCAGTTATAGAATTACCTTTAGAACAGGACACTGGATATACAGGTCTTTATAGAAACAATCGGATCTACTTAGACAAAAATAAATCAAGTAGAAAAAAGAAGGTTGTTTTGGCTGAAGAATTCGGTCACCATAAAAGAACTATTGGAAATATTCTTAATTATAAAGATCCCGAGGCTTGGAAAGAAGAATGGAAAGCTAGAAGATATGGTATTGAAATTCTGATCACACTTGATGATCTCTTAGACTGTGCTTTGAATGGATGTAACAACATTTATGAATGCAGCGAACACTTGAACGTAACTCTCGAATTTTTTGAAGATACCCTCATTCACTACTTCAATAAATACGGTAAATACCATTATCATCGCAACTATAAATTTACATTCGACAATGAGTTTATATTCGTGGAACCTATTAAAATTTTTGGATAAACAAAAAATCTTTTGGAAGTTCCCGCTCCCAAAAGATCTGCTCATTTCTGAGACTGTACAAATATATTATATCAAAGAAATGAGGAAAGAAAAATGGCAAAAAGAGTTAGAGGCGAAGATGGTAAAATGTACAAGGTTAAGAAACCATTTTACAAAAGGGTTTGGTTTTGGGTATTAGCTATTATCTTTATAGCAATAGTGGGTAACGGTTTATCTGGTGGTAATAATGATTCTGCTGCCGAAAAATCTTCAAACAGCTCTTCTGTCGCAGATAAGTCGACGGATTCATCAATTAAAGAAGAAAGTTCATCTACTGTTGTTGAAAAAGAGTCTAAGCCAGAAGATAATGTTTCTAGCGAATTTAAATCTGCACTGAATCAAGCTAAATCATATTCAGATACAATGCACATGTCCAAACAAGGAATTTATGATCAGCTAGTGTCCGAGTATGGTGGTCAATTTCAACCTGATGCTGCCCAATATGCAATTGATAATATCCAAGCTGACTGGAATGCTAACGCATTGAAACAAGCTGAATCTTATTCTGATTCAATGCATATGTCTAAACAAGGAATTTATGATCAACTAATTTCTGAAAATGGCGGTCAGTTTACTGCTGAAGAGGCACAATACGCTATTGATAACATTAAAGCTGACTGGAATGCTAATGCATTGGAACAAGCGAAGAGTTATCAAGAAAGCATGTCAATGTCTCCTGAAGGTATTAGAGATCAATTAGTTTCAGAACACGGAGGTCAGTTTACACAAGAAGAAGCTGATTACGCTGTTAATAATTTAGATTAGTAAAAAAACACGTCCCTCTTCTTGGCGGTCGAGGACGTGCTGGACACAAATAAACGTAAGGCTTATTTAGTCATGCCTATTGTAGCAAAACTAAGGAGTTGAATCAATATGGCTAGTATTCAAAAGAAAGATAACGGATGGCAGTATCGTGTCTCTTATAAAGATACTGATGGTAAATATAAAACAAAAACAAAAGGAAAATTTGCAACAAAAAAAGAAGCGCATCTAGCTGCTGCTGCTATTGAAAAGAAACTAACTGAAGGATTTAGAATTTCTGATGCTGACCAGGAGTTTCCTGTTTATTTTCGAGAATGGTATGAAGTTTATAGAAAAGGAAAGTTTTCTAAAGCAAATGATGCCGATATAGAAAAGTCTATAAAATTTGCGGAAGCAAATTTCAAAGGAATAAAACTTAAAGATTTGAATAGGACAATATATCAACAGAAGTTAAATGAATTCGCTAAAACGCGACGATCCTCTACTGTTTCAAAAATTCACATCTATATGAAAGCAGCGATACAAGATGCACTGCAAGAAGGAATTCTTTTCAAGGACCCTACTTATAAGGTTTCATCTCGTGGTGGTGTTTCAGATAAATCAGATAGAGATAAATTCCTAAGCTACAATGAAACCAAAAAACTCACAAATTCTTTGATTGATGGTATCAAGCCAACCTACGTATCTAGATATATGATTCTTGTAGGTATTGCTACAGGAATGCGTTATGCGGAGATACTTGGATTGACTTGGAACTGTATAGATTTTGAAGATAAAACTGTTAGGGTTGAGAAAACGTGGGACTATGTATACAAACAAGACTTTTCAAATACAAAGAATTACCAATCAATGCGCCTTATTACTATTGACGACTTCACGCTTGACCTTTTAAAACAATTAAAGAAACATCAACGTGAATATTATTTTGGTAGGATACTAAAGAATAAGAAAAACCTAGTTTTCCTAAATGACGATATGGAGTTGATATCAAACTCTGCAGTAAACAAAACTTTGAAGAAACATCAAAAGAAAATTGGAATAGATCAACCGATAAACTTTCATGGACTTCGACATACACATGCATCAATTCTTATCTATCAAGGTGTTAATCTAAAATACGTATCCAGACGTTTAGGACATAAAAAAATTGAAACTACGTTAGGTATTTATCAGCATATTCTTGATGAGATGGAACAAAAAGAGTCTCAAATCGTTAGCACGACAATGGGTGAGCTATTTGCATGA